CACTGAGCAAGCTGTTATTATGCTGTCCTCTCACTTTTATGAAAGCCGTGATGGTAGTACAGGTGGCTTCTTTGCTGATACCGCTATTGCAGGTCAGCAAGCAAGAGAAACGATTAATAATCTTTTACGCCTTGATAAAGATTGGAAGGTGTAGGTTATGGGACTTGGAAAAATCAATACTTTTATAGATATTATTCTTGTTGAAAGAATTAAAGATGATGAAGGATTTAGTAAGGTTAATGATAATATCCTAGCCACCATAAGAGCTTATAAAGAAGAAAGGCATGCTAGTGAAAAATGGGCAAACAGAGCCTTGTTTTCAGAAGCTAGTGCCCTTTTTAGGTTTCGTAAAATCCCAGATGTGGATATTACATCAAAGATGATAATTGGCTGTAGTGGTGACCGTTATGAAATTATAAGTGTAGAGGACATAAAAAACCGTGGAATGTATGTTGAAGTTCTAGCAAAAAAGGTGGTGGTATCAGATGGCTAAAGTGTCTATGAGAATGCCTGAAGATTTTCTATTGAAGATTTCAAAACTTGGTGATAAAACGGATGAAATTATCCCTAAGGTACTTGAGTCTGGTGGTGAAGTTGTCCTCGAACACGTAAAATCTAATCTTAAGTCCTCCATTGGAAAAGGAACAAAAGTAAAAAGTCGCTCTACTGGGGAACTTGTATCCTCCCTCGGTCTCTCCCCTGCCCTATTAGATAGAAATGGAAATCATAATGTTAAGGTAGGTTTTAAAGAGCCAAGAAAAGATGGTGATAGTAATGCTAAAATTGCAAATATCCTTGAGTATGGAAAATCTAATCAACCAGCAAAGCCATTTTTGAAGCCTGCTAGAAGAACTTCGAGAAAACCTTGTATTGATGCTATGAGGGAAAGATTTGATCGGGAGGTAAAAAACATATGAGTATTCTAAGTGAAATAAATACTCTCTCAAACATTTGTGACATTCCCATAGAAACAGGAGTATTTTCAGATAACCCTCCCGATATCTATCTTGTTGCAACTCCTCTTGTAGATTTATTTGAGGTTTATGCAGATAATCTTCCAGAGTATGAAATACAAGAAGTAAGACTTTCCTTATTTTCTAAAGGAAATTATATAAAGATTAAAAACAAACTAACCCGTACCCTTTTAGGTGCGGGTTTTACAATAACTGATATGAGATATTTAGGGCATGAGGACGATACTGGATATCACCACTATGCTCTAGATGTAGCAAAATCATATAAATTTAAGTTGGATAAGGAGGATTAACATATGGCAACAATCGGTCTTGATAGACTTTATTATGCAAAAATAACAGAAGATACAAACGGTGATGAAACCTATGATACCCCTATTCCTCTAGCAAAAGCAATTAGTGCGGAGCTTTCAGTTGAACTTGCAGAAGCAACCCTTTATGCAGATGACGGTGCTGCAGAAATCATTAAGGAATTTCAAAATGGTACACTTTCTCTTGGAATCGATGATATTGGTGTAGAAGCTGCCAGTGATTTAACAGGGGCAACAATTGATGATAACAAAGTATTAATCTCAACAAGTGAAGATGGGGGCGATCCTGTAGCAATAGGTTTTAGAGCTAAAAAAGCAAACGGAAAATATCGTTACTTTTGGCTATACCGTGTGAAGTTTGGCATCCCAGCTACGAACCTTGCTACTAAAGGAGATAGTATTACTTTCTCAACACCTACCATTGAAGGGACTGTAATTCGTAGAAATAAACTTGACGGTCAAGGAAAGCATCCATGGAAGGCTGAAGTTAGTGAGGGTGATGAGGGTGTGTCCTCTGAAATAATAACTGGGTGGTATAACGAAGTTTATGAACCTCTCTTCACTGCTAATGGAACAGAGGAATAAGGAGGAATATTATGGACAAGGAACGTAGCAGTCTGATAACTATAGGTGGCAAAGAATATCGCCTTATTTTAACTACAAAAGCGACAAAGGAAATAGCAAAGCGTTATGGCGGTCTAGAAAATCTTGGTGAAAAGCTTATGAAGGCAGAAAATTTTGAGATGGCCCTAGAAGAAATTGTCTGGCTTATTGCACTTTTGGCTAATCAAAGCATCTTAATCAACAACAGACTTAATGGAGAAAAGGAAGAACTATTAACCGAAGATGATGTAGAGCTTCTAACCTCCCCTCATGAACTGGCAACATATAAAGATGCAATTATGGAGGCTATGTTTAAAGGAACTAAAAGACATATAGAATCAGAGGATGAAAGCTCAAAAAACGAGCAAGTCGAGTAAGCGATGAAGAATTGTTTGCTCGACTTATTTATTATGGAGTAACTCAGCTTCATAGACCAGAGTCAGATGTTTGGCTTATGGCAATAGGGGAGCTTTTGGATCAATGGGAAATTCACAAGCAATTTACTGGAATGGCAAAACCTAAAAGAGAAATTTCTATCGATGATATTATACCTCTAAACATATAAAAATATGTTATAATTAATGTATGTTATATATACGGTTGAAGTTATTTTAGGAGGTATTTGCTATGAAAAAAAACAAGTTAGATGCTACTAATTTCAGCAAGATTTATGATATGTTTGGAGAAAAGGCTGCAAAGGATACTCTTAAAGATGTTAATGAGGGAAGAATTAGGGAAGAAACGCTCGAGAAATATTTGTATGTTGATGAAACTAAAGAAGAATATTCAAAAAGATTAAAAAAAGAATATGAAGATTTCAAGTAGGAGGTAGAATCATGGAAAAGAAAAAAGTGATTTACGATGAAAATGTCGACTATGATTCTCTTGAGCAACACGTATATGAAGATTCGGGAGATAATGTTTTTTACACATGTCCCATTTGTCATGGTGAGTACCTTGCTACATTTATAACGGAAGAAAATGGCCAAACAATGTGTATTGATTGTTGGGGAAAAACACAAGAATAGTTTTACTAGTTAAACTCAAAAAATATTAATCTAAGAGCAATCAAAAGGTTGCTCTTTTTTCATGCCCATTTTTAAGGAGGTGGTAAGGTGTCAGACTTTGGATTTAAAATTGGTATTGAGGGTGAAAAACAGTTTAAAAATGCCCTTAGAGAAATCAATCAGAGCTTTAGGGTATTAGGATCAGAAATGAAACTTGTATCCTCAGAGTTTGATAAAAACGACAAATCCATTCAAGCCATTACAGCTAGAAACAACCAGCTTAATAAAGAAATAGATGCACAAAAAGAAAAAGTCTCTACTTTAGAAAAAGCATTAGCTAATGCTGCCGCCTCCTTTGGTGAAAATGATAGAAGAACTCTCTCTTGGCAGACACAGCTTAACAATGCCAATGCCGAACTAAATAATATGGAACGTGAATTAAAAGAATCTCAAGAAGAAGTAAAAAGGCTCAATAGAGAAAAGCTTGATAAACTTGTAGGTGGCTTAAAACAGGCTGGAGAGATTGCTGGTAAAACCCTAGTTGCAGGACTAAAAGCGGCTGCAGCAGCTATGGCTGCAATAGGTGCAGGTGCTGTAGCTACAGGCAAATGGATAAAGGACTCTTTGAATGTTTACGCTGACTATGAAGATTCCATGAAACAAGTGCAAGCAACTATGGGACTTACTGGCGTGGAAGGCGAAGAGGCATTTAAAAAACTTTCAGAGGCAGCTAAAGAGGCTGGTGCTAGTACAAGATTTTCTGCTTCCGAATCGGCTGATGCCTTAAACTACCTAGCCCTCGCTGGTTATGATGCTGAACAGGCCATTGATGCACTTCCAGGAGTTTTAACCCTAGCAGCTGCAGGTGGCATGGATTTAGCCAAAGCATCAGATCTTGTTACTGACTCTATGGCAGCCTTAGGACTTGAGATTTCAGATATGGATTCCTATATGGACATGATGGCTAGGACTTCTCAAAAATCTAATACCGATGTTCAGCAATTAGGTGAAGGCATCTTAGTGGCTGGGGCCACCATGAAAAATGCAGGACAAGAACTTGATACATTAAATGTCATGCTTGGTGTTCTTGCAAACCGTGGTATCAAGGGCTCAGAAGGTGGAACAAAACTTAGAAATGTTATTATGTCCCTTACTTCACCTACCTCTGCAGCAGCAAAAGAGCTAGACTCTTTAGGGATTAGTGTGACAGACTCATCAGGTAATATTCGTGAAATGAATGAAATCTTTGAAGACCTAAATGAAAAACTTGGTGGTCTATCCGAATCAGATAAAATGAATGCACTGAGTAACATCTTTAACAAACAAGACCTTGCAGCAGTTAACGCACTTTTATCTGGTACTGGCGACGAGATGAATAACCTCTATAATGAACTTGCCAATGCTGAAGGTGCAGCCCTGCAAATGTCTGAAACCATGGAAAGTGGGCTTGCAGGCTCTGTTCGAAGTTTAAAATCAGCTTATGAAGGCTTGCAAATAACAATTGGCGAGCAGTTTTCAGATATGGCTGGCGAGGTTGTTGGGGATGTGACCTCCCTTGTAAGAGATGTAACAACAATTTTAAATGATGGTTTTCAGGAAGGTGATATTACAGCCATTGGCGAGAGAATATCATCTTTTTTAATGGATGGAATTAAAAGAATTAGTGAATACCTCCCTGAAGTTATTGAAATGGTGTCCATCATGCTAACTGAACTTGTGAATGTATTAGTAGCTTTGCTACCAACTCTCTTGCCTCCACTTTTAGAAGGTGCAATTGCACTTCTAACAGGTATTATTGATGCCATAGTCGGCAATATCGAACCTTTAATTGAAATGGTAGTTTATTTGGTAACTACAGTAGCAGAATTTATTATTGAGAACTTACCTCTACTTATTGAGGCAGCTATACAAATAGTTGTAGCCCTTGCTCTAGGAATTGCAGATGCCTTGCCAGAATTAATTCCATCAATTGTTGAGGCTATAATTTTAATAGTTGATACCTTATTAAATAATATGGATCAGATACTTAACGCAGCTTTACAAATAATCATGGGGCTGGCCAAGGGATTAGTTGATGCTCTGCCAAGGTTAATAGAAGCACTACCAAAGATAATTAGTGGGATAATTAATTTTATTACTAACAATCTGCCTCTTATTATTGATATGGGAATTAAGATTATACTTCAGCTTGCCGTTGGATTAATAAAAGCAATACCACAGCTTGTAGCAGCAATCCCTCAAATTATAACAGCTATTATTACTGGCATTGGAAAAGCAGCAATTTCAATAGTTCAAGTAGGTAAAAATATAGTAACTGGTTTATGGAATGGTATCTCCTCAATGGTATCTTGGATTAAGGATAAGATTAGTGGTTTCGTAGGTGGAATTGTAAGTGGTGTTAAAGGAGTTCTTGGTATTAAATCACCTTCTACTGTCTTTGCAGGTATTGGTGATAATATGGCTGAAGGCTTAGGGGAAGGTTTTGATAGGGCAATGAATAAGGTTTCAGGAGATATTCAAGATGCCATCCCTACAGACTTTGATATAAATTCCAAAGTTAATGTAAATGGAACTGGTGGACTTGCCCCATCCATGAATACGGGACCACTTGTTACAGTTCAGCAAATGATTGTAAGAAGTGAAGATGATATTAGAAAGGTTTCACAAGAATTATATAATCTAATGCAAACAGGCTCTAGAGCTCAAGGAAGATTTATCACAGTATAAGGAGGTTGATGTATGGGCTTTATGTATAATGGTATTCATTCTAAAAACATGAAACTAAAAGCGAGACTTACAAGCTGGCAAGCATCTCCTCCCCTTAGAAATTCTTATGAGATTGTTCCTGGTAAAGTAGGTATTGCTGATTTTGGATGTGACAGCTCTGAAAGGTATATTAAAGTTAATTGCAATATTTATCCTCAAAGAACTTTTGAAAACCTAGTAAAAGTACTAGATGATATATCTGCATGGTTAAATCCTATGGAAGGGCTAAAACAATTAGTTCTAGATGATGTGCCTGATAGATTCTTTTTAGCAAGATTAAATACAGAAATAGATTGTGAAAGAATATTAAGTAGTGCAGGCTCCTTTGAATTAACATTTATTTGCCCAAACCCTAATGGCTATGCAATAACAGATGAGCAATTTACTTTTTCTACAACAGGCTCTCATGAATTAGTGCGAAATATAGGAAATATTAATTCTTACCCTATTTATCAGCTAAAAGGAAATATTGATAGTTCATCATCGTCTTTTGTGACAATCACTACAAATGGTGAAGAATTAAAGCTTATAGGAAGACTAGCTTCAAATGAAATTTTAGTCATAGATAGTTTATTGCTGACTGCAAAAGTTACTGACTTAAACGGCAATACACTAAGAAATGGATTGCCTATTTTAGATGAACTTAATTTCCCAACTCTAAATAAAGGAAGTAATGAAATTATAATAAACACCAATAATGCAACCTTTTCAGAATTAAACATTTTAGCAAATAGCTGTTGGAGGTGATGACTTTGGCTATAAAATCAGTATTGACTTCACAAGTAGACTTTACAGGAGAATTCCCTGTTAGTAATAAAACTGTGGCTCTTTGGAGATTCAACGAAACTGCACCAGATAGTAATAACATGATTGCAGATGCCTCTGGATTTAACAGAAACTTTTATGTATCAGCTTGGTCAGGAACATCTGCATCTTTTCCTGCAAGTAGACTAGGCAGGTTTTTTAGGCAAAACATCATTAATCCAACAAGTGAAAAAACTCATTTAATAGCTACCAATGATGGTGGCTTTTTTACTGATTTAGGAGAAAAAATAGTTGTAGGTGGTTGGATAAACCCTACCACTTATTCCATTGGTCAGACCTTTATCCCCATTTTTAATACTAGACAGGGTCCTGGTCAGCCAATCTTTTATATATCTTTATATCAAGGTCGACCACGACTAATGCTATATAATGCTTCGGGAACACTGATTTATGATCAATCAGAAACACCTCCCATCACTCTAAAGAATAACGGTTGGTACTTCTTTGCTTCCATTATCGAAGTAAATAATAAACAAGTACAAAACTTACTTTGTGATCGTAGTGATGGGGCTGTTTGGCAATCTCCAATTAGGAGCTTTACTGGTGAATTAAATAAATCTTGCACCGCAGATATTGTAATGGGGATGCATGCAAATACTTATTATTACGCTGGTGGTTTTGATGATTGGTTTTATGAAAAAGATTCTGATTTAAATATGGATGATCTTATTTTTTATTTTAAATCTTCACTGCTTGCTAATGGTGGAGATAGTTCCTCAGATGTAGATGCTATCAAAGAAGCAGGAGCTGTTTTATTAAAAGAAACTGATGGCTCTTATCCTTCAAGTGGAATCTTATATACAACAGCGGCTCTTTGTAATCTTTCTGGAACTGGCAGGGTTTCTGTAACAAGTGAATATACTGCAGGAATAACTTCTATAAGTTTAGTTGAAACTTCTACTTCAGATGATTTGGATAGCTGGACTGCATGGCAGACCATTGGTTCAAGTGGTGAGTTGCAATCACCAAATAAAGCTTATATTCGTTACAGGATCACATTAACAACACAGGATTCAAGTAAGACTCCTAAACTTTTAGAAATACAGCTTCATGATATCCCAAGACCACCTTATGAAAAATTAGGTTTTGCAAGGCCAGTAGTATTAAATTCTGATGGGGCATGGGAATCGGTACTTGATAATGCTTTTGATATTTTAGTTACAAGTGAAGTAAACGGTGCTGATATTTTAGAATTTAAACTTCCCTTCCATGACCCTAAAAGGGAAACATTAGATAATGAAAAGCAAGTTCAAATTGTAAATGATGTCTATCGTATAAGGACTATAAAAGATGAAAAGAGTTCTGATGGCAAAGTAGTAACTATTGTTTATGCAGAAGCCGCCTTTTATGATTTATCATTTAGTACAGAAAAAGAAGCAAGAGACTTTATTGCTGAAACTCCTGATGCTCCTATGAATTATGCCTTACTTGGAACAGGCTGGTCAGTAGGAAATGTCACGGTAACTACAAAGAGAACTTGGCAATCTACAGAAAAGAATGCTTTATCTATCCTTAGGGCTACTCAAAATATTCATGGTGGTGATTTAATTTTTGATAGTGCTAATCGCCTCGTCCACCTTTTGACCTTTGGTGGGACTGATAGCGGAGCACTATTTTCATATAAAAAGAATATGAAAAGTATAGAGCGAGTCATAGATACAAGAAGTCTTGTTACTAGGCTTTATGTTTATGGTAAAGACGGGATGACTTTTGCATCGATTAATGGAAATAAGGAGTATGTAGAAGACTTTTCTTATTCATCTGAAGTAAGGGTGGGAACTCTTGATGCCTCCTCCTTTACTAACCCCTATCAGATGCTTGAGTTTGCCAATATGCGTCTAAGTCAGTATGCTAAGCCTAGAATTTCCTATGTCCTATCAGCTATGGACTTATCCGTTCTAACTGGATATGAACATGAAACTTGGAAACTAGGGGATATTGTAACTGTCCATGATAAAGAATTGAATCTATTAGTAAAAACAAGAGTTGTTCGCAGGCAATATAATTTACAAGAACCATGGAAGACGGTGCTGGAGTTATCAACAAAACTAAGAGAACTAGGTGATTCCTCAGCCCAATGGGATAAAGCAGCAGATATTCTTTCCTCCACTGATGTTCTTGATAGACAAGAAGTGAAAGATTTAGTTCCATTTAACCACCTAAGAAACTCAAGAGCTGATGATGGTATGACCTACTGGCTTAATTCTGGGTTTACTGTTGATCCTAATAATGGAGTGTCGGGAGATGCTTCATTTATGGCTGAGGGAGTTCTAGGTATGACAAAGAGTTTATCTCAGACTGTTTATCCTGCAAATAGAAGAAGTTATACACTATCTGCTCAAATAGCATCAGAGAATCTTCAAAAAGGTACGAATGGTCAAGTAGGAATTGAAGTCCTTATTGAATATGAAGATGGAACAACTGAAACTAGACTTATTGAACTATTTTAGGAAGGAGCATTGTAATGGTGTTTTTTAATCAAACAGCCCATAATATTTCATCTAGTAAAAGAATTAAATCTTTGACTATCCGATTATTTGTTTCTGATTGTACTGGGGCTGTTTATTTTACAGATCTATTTTTGCAAGGCGGCTCCATTGCTACTGGTTGGGCTGGTCACGTTTCAGAAATCAAATGGACACTTGACGGGTAGGTGAAGAAATGGCAGCTATTTTTACAAGGTTTTCTGAGACTATTAATTTAAAAGAAAATAAAAAGATATTCAGTATAGCTGTAAAACCATTTATTACTGATTGCACAGGAAAGGTATACTTTACAGATATTCAAGTCCAAGAAGGTGATAAATTAACAGGCTATACTCCTAATACAGAAACAATGCTTAAAAAATATCGTGTAGATGACACCATTGTTCCTGTTAGATTTTATAACGGTATTGTGAGAAGTAAAGAAACACTTGTCCTTTTTAATTTAGGCAGTACATCAGCAGGTCTTGATTGTCATATATACCCTATTCAAAACATGGCTAGTGGTAGTATTGAATTATCTCAA